TGCGCTCACTTAAATCATTCCATCTCCATAGAAATCAACATCAATGTCATGTTGAATATTATCTTGGTAGATCCAATCGACAACATTTTTCTTTATTAACCTTTCCATTGTCGGAAAACCCCCCAAAATTTCTTCTGGATCAATCCCCACCTGACGGAATTTCTTCAGATCATCGTATGAGGCTCGATTCACCACCTGCTCTACTACTGACCTACCATTCATTCCCATCACAATTATAAGTGATTCAAATAAGTATCTCAATTTACGATATGCTGTCAAATTACTCGCATAAGTACCATACGCGTGACCAATACATGACATACACACATCAAGAACATCTCGTCTTTTCGTTTCTCTTCCCCAAACTGCCCGTATCAAGAACTCTCGCCATTCTCTAAAAGGGAGGAAAACTGCTTGCCCATTTCCTTCTTTATACTGTGGATTCAAGACAAATTGATGCTTCAAAAGAGTCGCACCCTTTCGAACAAGGTAACCATCATAAATATCTGAGACAAACGTAGCCCCAGACACTATATCTCGTATTTCCACATTAAAATATTTCTTACAGAAGCGCGCAAATGAATCCGCATTAAAGTACTGTGCTGACACCCCCGTACCTTTATTCCATAAATGATCATCTCCATACACTACTAACTTAATAATATTATAAAGCGCATCTTCCAAGATCTCTTGAACATCTTCTGGCGCCTCCGATATAGTATGAAGACCATACAAACAAAGGTACATTGCCATTATCCATGAATCCATATGACTAGTATTCCAACATCCACTTGGAACCTGCCCTCGAATAAAAACCCACGATTCCGCAAAAAGGCGGGTCAATCGATTGACCATATTTTTAGCCAACCATTCCACGATCTTTGTCTTAAGCTCAAAATCTTTTGATCGCGGATCTTCATGAATAAGCATTGTACTAAAGTACAGATTCGTAAAGAACTCTAATACCGATTGATCAAAGTTCTTCGCATCTCCTTCTTCTATTATAGGATCTCTACAGTTTTCTAATGTAACTCCCAATAATTTCGCTATCTTATCAGCTCCTCCTCTCGAATGTTTATGGCCGACTATAATGACATTTCCTCGCTCCCGGAGATGTCTAGTCCTACAAACTAATCGTTCTGCATGAATAAAAATAGATGAAGGAATCACAAAGAGACGCACTTTAGACTTCCATTTCTCCCATGCTGCGTCATCTAATTGCTTAGCCCAATCAAAGAAATTCTCATTCTTAGGAGTAACATTCCATAATACTGGTGGCTCATCTCCTGACCTAAACCACTCAATAAGAGCATCAATATCCGCAGGCATTGCTTCCAATTTTTTCCCCTTCGGCGAAACGTATATCATATTATCCGTTTCCGGATCCATTATGACAAAAGAAGGACCTTGATTGATCCCACTACTCGCACCTAGGTACATATCTTTCATAGAAGAAAGCGATACCCTACTAAATTCTTTTTGAAATTCATAAATCCCCATCTTATGATAGAGCAAATCCATCGCTGGACCCAC